AAGCGCTCGTTTAATGCCTGCCACGAGACGTTGCTCACATTTTCCTTGCCGAGAAGGATCTCGTTTAAGACCCGAAGCAGCACCGACTTTCCGGCACCGGCCTCACCCACAATGACAAAGGACTTCTGCGCCTTGTTCACCGGGACAAGGAAATACCCCAGCATCTCCTGCAGGAGAGGCACCTGATCATCGTCAACGCACTGGTGCAGGAATTCCTTGAAGCGCGGACAGTCCGCCTGACTGGAGAAATTGACATTCAGCTGCACGGTCGATAAGAACTCCGGCGTATGCTTTGTGAGCTTATTCTCCAGCACGTTGTAGATGCCATTCCGGACATTGATCATGTAGGGATTGGCGTTAAGTTCCCTGGAGTCCTTCAGCACCGCGAGCTTCCACTGCCCTGTCGCATCAGAGATCTGCACCATGGTGGCGTGGCCTTCGAGCATCTTCTCTCGTACCATGCTCTTGGCTGTAAGATCCGACATTGCCCTGTAGACTCCGCTCTCATAGCGCCAGAACTGCTCTGCCGCGTAAAAGGCATGAACATTCTCTTGCATATGCTTTGCTAGAAGATCCGGCATGAAACGCAGTCCATGCTCCGTTACCTCATACCACGCCGGAATGATGCCCTGTGCAGCACGGCGCTTCTTCTCATCCTGCCTCTTTGCGAATACCGCATACAGCTTCTTCTGCTCTGCGATGACCGGACGCACATCAGCTACGGTGAGGGAGAACTTCGAACGGAGGATGTGGTTAATGATGCCCTGTGCTGTTGTGGGGTCAAGGTTATACAGATAGTCCGTCACAAAGCGCTGAACCGTCTTTAAGTTTTCCACAGTATCAGATCCAACCGGGAGGGCATTGATGAGCTCCTTCGCCATCTCCGTCGTGACCGGCAGATAGCACATCGCTGCCGGTGCCTTGCAGTTGCAGTCCTTCGTTCCAATCCTGGGACACTTAAAACCTTTCTCCGCAATCACCGCACAGGTCATGGGGCCGGTCCCACTCTTTAAAAAGTGCTGGATCTTCGCATCTGTCTCCTCCCTGCTGTACTTCGGATACGGAGCAGAGAGTTCATGTATCTTCTCCGTCCCGCCCTCAAAGGAGGCAAGGTTTGTAAGCATCGCATACCAGTCATGCTCCGGGAGGGTTGCAGCATCCTCCCTGCAATGCTTCATGAAGTCACAGCCTGAAAGGACGAGTGACAGTCCCTTCTCGGTTCCCGTGGCTTCTGGCTCCATAGGCTTATCTTCCTGCTTTATCGGAAGAACCTTCATGAGGTCTTCCTGCGTGTATCTCCTCTCCGGATGGAATAGGATGCACTCCACCTCTACCGGATCGGCCTTGCAGTGATTGAAGCCCGGTAGGCGCATGACACGCGACTCATTGACGCACATGGGATCCCCATGGAACTTCTCAACCAGTGCCTTCTGGATCGGACGAAAAAGCGCGATATCCCCGTCCTTAATGAACCAGTAGGTATGAAGAGAACGAGCGGTTTTAATTTCCATGGAAGGAGGAAGCGGGAAAGCCTCGGCCTGCCTGATCTGCTCCTCCATCGGCAGGTCATCGCACTCAACAAACTGTGCGTTGATGCGGGTGATCGACTTGTCATCGTCTCCTCCGGCATTGACCACGAAGAAGATGCCCCGGTTCATGGAGTTATGCTTTTTCAGCTGGTCCATGACCGTCGGGAGCTTGCCTGCCTCGATGGCAATCTTCATTCCCGCGAAAGTCCCTGTCTTTTTATCATCGAAGATGCGGAGGTGGACGATTTCGCCCGGATTAAAGAGGCTTCGAACCACGTCCTCTGCTGATACCCTGCTCATACGATCTCCTCCTTCGCAAAGAAGCGGATCTTCTTATGAAGCCGCCTTGCTTCCCGATACTCCGCCTTCATCCCGTCAGACATCTCAATCCTGCCATCCTTATCCTTTGTACCGACAAACCAGACCTCATCGCAGCAGGCCAGAAGCGCCTGTCCAAACAAAAGCCCCAGTTCTCTGTCATGGGGATTTTTGTCATCAAGGATCTGGGGATAAAGAAGATGGGAAGCAACCGGAATATACCCGGCCTTTACTGCCGCCCTGCAGTAGTTGATGGCGTCTATCTTGTTTTTCTCTGTGTTGCCCGCATACTTCGATGCGATGTATGCCTTCGATCTTTCCTTGATCTCTGTTTCCCTCTGCCAGGTTCTCCGGCGTTCTTCCCTGTACTCCCTCATGACATGGCTCATCGCCAGACCGGCAGTCGGATCAGAAAATCCTTCGTAATTTTTATACATGCTTATCCCTCCCTTTCGATGAGAGGGAGAATTCCCTCGCCCTTCAGAAGGTCATAAAGGAACAGTCTTCCTTTCTG